CAGGTCAAAATACTCGGACATCCGCCAGAACATACATGTCTATACCATTGTTCCATAGCGATCCTCCTTTAGTTAATGGTTAATGCCCAAGTCACAGTCTGATACGACTCTTTCTTGAACTGTTCTGTCGACTCTTGTTACTCTTACTACGCCGACCTTTGCCACTAATACGTACTGATATGCGCTTAACTGCGGCTATTGATGCGCTTGTCTTGTTAATACCACACATATGCACTCCTTTCTTACGTACTGCAATGTGATTTATAAAGATGATAAAGATAATAAAAGGTTTGCCAGTTTTCTCAGGGTCTGGCAACCTGGGTTATTAGATCAGAACACGCTCGATGTTGCTCCACCTCTACCAGCAAATGATAGCCGGTAAGCTAGTGTATTAAGAGCTCGTCTATCCATAGAGTCTTCCTCGATAGCAGCGAAGATACTAGCGGTGGCTGATGCTTCCTTAGCCATCTTCTTCTTGATAGCGAGAGGTGACTTACGAACCTCTTCCTTCCATGTATCAAGGCGTGCTGCCTCGTCACGTTCGGTCTGCTCTTTGACTAATTGAGCTACGAGTATGTTGTATTGCTTCTGGGTTATCTTACCCTCAGCAAGTTGACGTTTGAGTTCGTCCATAGTTACTCCTTTCAGCTGATTAACTATTAAATAACTATATAATTGAAATGTAAAATAACGTAAAACGTATTTACGAAAATCCCAATTAACGGGATACCATGATAAATAAGGAAGCACATCAAAATCGTATTGTTTTTTTAGAAATGACTTGGGCAAATAGTGCTTTGATATGGGTTGACTTGTGTTTTAAATTCAAGGGTGGTAGGGAGGGAAAAGATAAGTAATAAGGTGTATAATAATCACCGCATAAAATGGAGTGAATATATGGGTAATCGTCGCAAAATGGTAATAAAGGTAATAGAGGTGCCGTTGGATTATTGGACGTCTTCGCATGCTGTAAAATGGGTAGTTTTTTATTGATACCGAATCAATTATAGAGTATGTTCATACATGGCGAAAGAAATAAAAGAACTATCCAGTTTTTCGAGAGAGGATCAGGAGCGTATATTGAGTGCGTTGACCGATCAGGATTACATTCCGATTGAAATTGATGGGAATGTATATATGATACCAGGAGAGGTAAATGATTTAATTGATAATTTAGTATTGCAGTTATACGATTTAAGAGAATTATTTCATAAAGGAAAAAAGGAAGTTGGAAAAGAAGGTTATAAAGGGTAGACCATATTATGTTTACGGTGATATTGATGAATTTAGGGAGAGTAATCCTAATATTGTTGTAAAGCCTGATTGGAGAAAAGCTAATGAAGGTGATTGGGTTGTTGCAGATGATGGTGGAGTTGTTCAGTTGCTTAAGGTTGCGAAGAAGGTTGATCATCCTGGAGATAGAAAGAATTACAAATATGCTGATGGATGGGTAAGGACGGTTGTCGGTAGTTTTCTTAATAGAAAAAACATTAAAATGGATACTGATTTTTCAGAGCATCCGAATAGGTACACATTCAGTAAGAAGAAGAAGAATAATTCGCAGAGAATGAATGAGAGGAAGAACCCCACAAGAAAAGAAAGAGAATTTGCCACCAATGTAGTGGTAGGGATGGGAGCAGTTGATGCTTACAAAAATGCTTATAATGAAGTTTCAAATAACAAAGCCAGAAAGAAAGCCACAATATTACTTAAACAGGAGAGAGTTATGAAAGAAATAGAAAAAACAGTATTAGATATTGCAAAAGAGCTTGGTATTGATCATAAGTATGTACTTGACAAGCTAAAAACACTTGCTGATTATAGTGAAGATGATAATATTGTGTTACAATCTACCAAGGAGCTTGGTAAAATAGTAGGAACGTCTGGTAATACAGTAAAACAGAGAGAGGTTGGTCTTCTTGGGATGTTTCAGGGTTTCTCACCAGAACAATTGGAGGGAGTTGAGAGGGATCAGAAGCAAATAGAGAGTCCAACTGAAGAAGAGGAGAAATAATGGTTTGTCCACATTGTGATTCAACAAATACAAAGAAGAATGGTACAAGAGAATCTGGGTCTCAGAGGTATAAATGTAATGATTGCGAGAGGCATTGGAGTGATTCTTCAGATGTAATACCTGCTAATATATCAGGTTCCACATCGTCCTCATGGGAAGAAGGTAATTATAAATATATAGATTCGAATTTTGTACATAGAGATAAGCCGCCAAGTCTTGATGAGTTATTGGATAATTTTTCTATTGACAGGTCTGAATGGGAGATAACCAATTTTAAAGTTAATCAGTGGGATGTTTCGGCAAAGGAGGAAGTTGATGGTAAGGTAGTATGGAATACTCATACAAATTATCAGGCGAAGGCAACTCTTTTAAGAAAGAAACCTGTTAAATGCGACTTTCCTATAATACATGGAGCTGTTGTAAGGGATGTTAATTTTAATAAAGTTAAGTTTTTTGATAATGGTTTAAAGAAGTGTATAGTAGTTCCTGATATGCAGGTTGGGTTCAAAAGAAATATGCAGACTGGAGAGATGACTTCTTTGCATGATACAGAAGCAATTGAATTATTGGATAAAGTCATTGAAAGTATAAAGCCTGATAAGGTTGTATTACTTGGTGATATGCTTGATCTGCCTGATTGGAGTACTCATTATCTTGTGAAGCCTGAGTTTACATATACAACGCAAGCTTCCATTGATTGGTTATCCAGTTGGATTCATAATATAAGACCTTATTGTAAGGATATGATATACATTGAGGGTAATCATGAAAAAAGAATGATTGATAGTATCATTAAAAATACTATTCAAGCATATGGAATAAGACCTGCCAACGAACCTGAAGCTCCTCCTCTTGTATCAATACCATATTTACTTGGATTGCATAAGATGGGAGTTGAATATGTTGGTGAATATCCAAAGGGAGAATATTATATAAATAATAATCTTGTTTGTATTCATGGAAATAAAGTAGGTGCTAAAAGTGGTCAATCTGTTACTAAGTTACTTGAAAATGCAAGAATAAGTATTATTACAGGACATACTCACAGGTTAGAAATGGCTCATAAAACAATATGGACTCGTGGTGAACCAAGGTTTTATCAAGCTGCTACATTGGGAACTCTTTCAAGAATAGACGGAATAGTCCCATCAGGAGGTGCTCGTCATAATTGGCAGCAGGGCTTTGGAGTTGTAGAATATAATGATGAAATTTTTAATATTGAAACTGTCGGTATATATAGCGGCAAGTGTATTTACAGGGGCAAATTATATGAAGCCTAGTTGTGCAAAAGTCCCTAAAAAGATTGTTATGCCTCTTGATGAGTCTATTGTTAAATTAAAGGGGATAAAAAGGGAACTCCCTTCTAATCTTTATTTAATGACATCGAGACATGTTTATTTAATAGAAACAATATCTGCAATAATAGAAGGTATGGAAATACCAGAAAGAATTAAAGCATCAACATGAAATCAGACGACTTATAGATAGTAACACTAAGGGATATAAAGAATTATAGTGAATATAAATAGTCAGAATGTAAGTGAAGCTGAGAATGCTTTAAAGGTGGCAAGTAAGGATTTAATTGCTTTTGGTAAGTTGTTTTTGCATGAGGACTTTATGCGTAGTGAGACTCCTTTCTTTCATTATGAAATGGCAGATGTGATTGATGATAGTTCAATAAAACAAGTTGCCATCATTATTCCTCGTGGTCACGGTAAGACTGTATTGACTAAGGCTTCGATATTAAAGGACTTTCTCTTTTGTGATACAAGTCAGGGTGATTTTTTATTCTATGCTTGGGTATCTGCAACTCAGAAATTGTCAGTGGGAAATATGGATTATATAAAACATCATTTGGATTATAATGATAGAATCAAATACTACTTTGGAAATATGAGAGGAAAGAAGTGGACTGAAGAGGATATTGAATTAACTAATGGTTGTAAACTAATATCCAAGAGTAATGTTGCTGGTATTCGTGGAGGTGCAAAACTTCATAAAAGATATGACTTAATCGTATTAGATGATTTTGAACATGAACAAAATACAATAACTAGAGAAGCGAGGGATAAAAATGCGAATCTTGTTACTGCCGTTGTATATCCTGCTTTGGAGCCTCATACTGGTCGTTTGCGTGTTAATGGTACTCCTGTGCACTATGACAGTTTTATTAACAACCTTCTTACAAGGCATGCTAAGTCTGTCAAGGAAAATGAAAAATTTGCATGGAATGTAATTACTTATAAAGCGATAACGGATAGCGGGTCTCCTTTATGGGAGTCTTTTTTTAATGATAAGAAATTAAAAGAAAAGAAAAAGTTTTATTCTGATTCAGGACAACCTCATAAGTTCTATCAGGAATATATGATGGAAGTAATGAGTGATGAGGATGCAGTTTGGACTCGAAGACATCTTATTTATTGGGATGGGTATTATCAACATGAAGATGGTGTGAATTATATTGTAAAAGACGGGGAACAAACCCCAGTTAATACGTTTATAGGATGTGACCCTGCCACAGATATAGATACCAAGCATGCTGACTTTAGCGTTATTATGGTTATTGCCATTGACGCAAATAATGAATTATATGTTTTAGAGTATGAAAGACATAGAAGTATACCAACAATAGGGAGTAAAGCCCCAGACAATGGTGAGATTATTGGAAAGAAGGGTGTTGTTGATTATATTATGGAACTCCACGAAAAATATCATTGTATATCATCAACTGTTGAGGATGTTGCGATGAATAGAAGTATATTTCAAGCACTAAATGATGAAAGAAGGCGGTTAAATCGCTATGATATTGCAGTAATACCTGAGAAACCAGGCGGAACTAATAAAAGGAATCGCATTTATAGTGGTTTAAGTGGTAGATTTAGTACAGGAACGGTACGTTTAAGGAAAAATATGTTTGATTTGATCAACGAAATTGTTACTTTTGGGCCTAAAATGTCCCATGACGATACAATAGAGAGTCTTTATTATGCTCAAGTGCACGCGTTCCCTCCGAATATGAAGCGTGATAAAGAGAAAAAACAATGGATAAAACCAAAGCGAAAGGCCAGGCACTGGCTCGTCGCATAATTAATAAGGAATAAAAATGGCAATTGGAGATAAACTCAAAGAGCGCAGAAAAAAGAGAAAGGCTGAAAACAAGTGGGTATTAGGTGAAAAATTTTCTAAGGCAGGTAGAAAAAGGTATACTGCTAGAAAATCAGGTAAACAACTTAAAAAAGCTGGTATTACAGTTAATCCGGCAACTCTTAGAGAATCTGGCAAGGTTCGTAAAGGTGTTAAAGGAGTTGAACTCACTGGTAAGAAAGCTCCTGGTAAAGTATATCCAAAGTATGAAAAGAAGTCAAAAGCAGCAGGTTCTTTTAAAGCAGCTTTTAAAAAGGGTTGTGGAAGTTCTGAATCAGGTTCTTTTAATTGGGACGGTCGTTCATATAGTTGTAAAAGAGCTCAGCCTACTAAGAAACAAAAATTGGCAAGAATTTCAAAAGCTGCAAAGAAGATGCCGACAGGCCCTTCCTAAGTGATTTTAGTATAATTAATGCCGAAATTCGGTAAGCGTTCACGGTCTCGGCTTGTAGGCGTAGATGCTAAACTTGTTAATATTCTTAATGAGTTAGTAAAGATTATGGATGTTACTATAATCGAGGGTGTAAGAACAAAAGAGAGGCAAGAAGAGTTGCTCTCTAAAGGTGCAACCAAGACAAGGTTCTCTAAACATATCGATGGTAAGGCAGTTGATTTAGCTCCTTATCCTATTGATTGGGAAGATAGAGAAAGATTCCATTATATGGGTGGTATGCTTCGTGGTATTGCACAACAGTTAGGAGTTAAAGCAAGATGGGGTGGAGACTGGGACAGTGATGGTGAAATTAAAGATAATAATTTTGATGATTTAGTTCATATAGAGATAAGAGAATAATGGCAAGATTAACAAATAA